TAACTAACTTAACTAAATCATACTTGCTTCGTGGCAAATGCCAGAACAAACTCCTGGCTTGTCTATATCTGCACCACATTCTGTGCATTCATACTCTGGGTAATCTGGGGTTTCATACCAATTCATAATATTCTGTTTTTAATTTACCATTACGGTAATGTTCTACAATTACACCAGTTGATAAAGGTACAACCTTGTATGGTCTGATGCTTTTCTTTACTAAAAATCTGTTTATTAATTTTTTCATTATTCTTCTATTTCGTTAAATACTGCGTGTTCTAAACAATCACCACATATTTCATCACTTAAATAAGATGCTTCTGCACCACAACAATTACTATACATATTCTTTTGTTTTATAGTTCGTAGACTTTTTTGTAAACCTCTTGTGTGTTCTTAACCGCTTTGTTATAACCTACACTAAATGCTTCTGATGCCAAATTACTCATAATGGTTAGTAGTTCTGAATTATACTCTATGTCTAATCCTCTTAATTTGTCGTATGCTTTTTCTAATGGTGTTTTCATATCTGTTTTGTTAGTTAATATATTGCAATATACAAATAAATAACATACCAACAATTAATTTAATAACTTTTATGATATAAAGTAATTACCTCTGTTTGGGTTTTGTAGTTGATATGAGATTGCATATCTGATTGCATCTATGATATGGTTGAATTTGTCTTGTGGTGTTTTAGACTTTTTCTCCAACCAGGAGTAGTTGTTTAGTTCTTTGATGAGGTTGATACTGTTTTCTTCAACTATCAAGTCATAATCTTGTAGTAAAGCTATACCATAGGTAATTGAACCTTGACCTTTTATTGCTTTGACTACATTACACCCTTTTGCTTTCAGTTCGTGTAGTAGTCTTGGTTCTGCACTATCACCTACTATAAGACTATTTTTAGCGTGTTTAAGGTTTAGTTCAGCTATCTGTGATGTGGTAAGACCTTTCAAGTAAAAGCATTCCTTTAAATAGATTATCTTGTTGTTTGTATCTATGTTAGTTTCTACTAATGTATTTTCATCTGATGCAAAACCATAATCTTGACCAAAGACACTTACACCTACTTTTTTAAACTCACCTATTTTCCAGTTCGTAAATATAACACCTTCTGCTTTGTCTAACCATCCACCGAGCATTTGATGTTTGTATTTCTCTGGTCTGCGTTTCTTTATGTTTTCTATTTGCTCTAAATAGCTTTTAGATAGGTTTTCTATGTTATCTAAATAAGTTGTGTGTATGTAGGTTGTATTTCCTTTGGTTGAGTTTGTTCCAGCTTGTACACCTTTATCTTCAAAGAACCTATTATATATCCAATGCTCTTTTGTAACTGGATTTAAAATAAGTATAACCCTATTCTTTTGGTTTAGGTTTCTTACACTTAAATCTATCTTGTCAAATATGTTTTCATCTTGCAGTTCTTCTGCTTCATCCATTACCCACGTAGAAACGTTTGTTAAAGACTTTAGGTTAGCCGTTTGGTCACCGCTTGATGTCTTGATACCTTTAAAGATTATCTTGCTTCCTGATAGCTTATTTCTTATTTCATCTTTTGTTATATAGAAAGCATCTTGAAGTTTTAAGGTTTCTATCTTGTCTATAAACTCTGGTATAATAGAAATGTATGCAGATGATAATGTAAACCTTGTAAACAAAATTGTATGCCCAGCTTCAAAAGTGAGCAACAACAATAGTAAGTTTATAGAATACGATTTACCAGAACCCCTACCACCAGTTACAATATAATACCTGGCATCTGATGTTTGGATTGGTTTATACTTTGGGTCAACTTCTATCACTTAAATTTTATAATATCTTTAAAGTTAATATTAAACCCATCTGTTGATGTTATGTCTACACTCTCTTTAGGTTTACCATATCTATAACCAAAGTACAATGACATAGCACGACTATCACCTTTTAGTATTTGTTTACCTAGTGTTTTAATTACCTCATCATTATCAATAAGGTTATCTAACTTTTCAATTAGTTTTAGTTCGTCTGCTTTCTTTGGTCTACCAGCACCCTCTCTTGCACCACCGTTATTTTTTCTTTTATCCATTTGAAATAAATTTGTTTATTCAATTATATAACGTAATTACTCAACGTTTTTATTTAGCTTTAATTCTAGCAATTTTTCTCTTATAGCTTTTCTTTCTTTACCCTTTGGTAATTTGTCTAATAGTTGTTGTAGCTTTTGTATTAGTTTCTTGCTCATATTAAAATAGTTCTGTTTGTTTTATATTTGATTTTTTTATAATTCCCAATGCAGTTTCTAATATTGTTTTACCAGCTTCATAGTCTACCAGATTTCTTGCTATTTTATTCATTGCTTGTTCTCCTTTATATTTTTTAAAATCGTAATTGTGAAATTCACTCATCATAGATACCATATTTTTTGTTCTTGAAAAGTCTTTATTTTTCCTTTCTGAAAGTATATTTGGTAAATTAAAGTTTGTCCAATATAAATGTCTGCCTCTTTTTTTAGCTGGCATTAATGGTTCATAAAATGGTATTACATTTTCTACACAATATTTACCATTATAAAAAGCATCTAAAAATATAATTTCTTCATACAGTTTCATATCGGGATATTTCATTTTTCTTGTTGTTTTCATAGAATGCTGAAAAGAAGAATGCGTTGGGCAAGGTGGACTGCTCCATATAAAATCAAACTCTTTGTAATGGTCTAATAAATACTGATGTGCATCTGCAACAATAACATTATCATTAGGAAACCTCTCTTGGTATAGCCTGGCTAACTCTGGGTCTAATTCTACCGCAGTAACATCTACATCTGTAACTTCATCCCACTTGTATCTGTTTCCACCTAAACAAGCATATAGGTTTAATATTTTCATAGCTTTTGTATTTCGTTTAGTACTTCTTGGTAGTATTCTATGTTGTTAGATGGTTTTAGTATTTCGTTTTCAAGTATAATACTTATATGTAGTTTAGCACATTTCTTTGCTTCTGTGCTTGTTGTTGTTTCTACATAAAATGCTTTTACTAACTGGTATGCTTTTTCTTTTGGTGTTTGCATAAATAGCCATTCTTTTTTTATCATATCATCATAATTAAAGGAAATAAACATAATATAACTATTGCCCAATATACTTTCCAGAATTTAGATTTTACATAGTAATCTTCCCATACTATACAATGAAACCCAAAACTTAATGCTAAACACAATATTGTTTTTATAAACTCTATCACGTTGCACAGTTTATTATTTCATACTCACTATTGTTTTGCTTCCATTCAAAAGACTTTAATACTAAAGCTGCACGTTCATCATACATAGTTTTTTGTTCTTCTTCTAAATCTCTGTATTTCATTTCATTTTTAGTATAACCACTTGAATATTGTTTATCGTAGTTGCTTAACTTTTCTATTGCTTTGAAATAATCTTTTTCTAATGTTGCATACTTTTTTTGTATTACTTCTAGTTTAGATATTTGGCTATACTCTATTTGTGATTTAACTATAAAGTTGCTTTCTAATTTATCGTAATAATCAAATCTATCTTTTTTGTACAATGGGTACATTTTGTTAGCGTGTATTGCCGTTGCGTGGTCAAATGATTTACCTTTTGATTTTATAAAGTCTGATATACTTACCCACCTCATATCAAGTTTGTTTCTTAATATATGACAAAGCAATGCTCTATGCTCAACGTATTCGGTTTGCCTTGTTTGTTTGTATATATCTATGCCAGTTAAAGTAATAAGTAAATCACTTACTTGTTCTGGTGTTTCTAATATTGTTGGTATTGTGTTGTAATTCATATTATAATTTTTCTATTTCTTTTTTAACTTCTTTCAAAAATTCGATATCAAAAAACCTTAAATCAAAAGCTAACATTTCATCTACACAAATCAATGCACATTGTTTAGCTGACTTATACGCTAATTCAGTAATACTATGCGAACATTGTTTATTGTAAAATAATTGGATTAACTCTTTTGCTTTATCTTTTGCTGTCATTGCTTTGTAGTTTTTGTATGTATAAAGCTGCATCCATTAGTTCTTCTTTTAGGTGCTGCAAAAAGTCATCGTGTTTATTGTCTTGTAGTGTTGTTTTGTATTTGTCTATACCTACACAACTTCTTATGTCAAACTCTCTTTTTAAATCTTCTACTATTTTATCTGGTTTACTATTAAACTTTTTTTGTTTTTGTTCGTTTTGGTATTTGTATCTTTCTGTTAAACTCATACTTCTTATATCTTTCATTTTAAAACATTGTTAATTGTTGTTGATGTTGTTTTAATCTTTTCATTGCTGCGTTGTAATACTCTGCATCTAACTCACAAGCAGTTAAATCATAGCCTAAATTATGACAAGCTATTGCAATAGAACCAGAACCTAAATGTGTATCAAGTATTTTATCGCCCTTTTTAGCATAGTTCATTAATAGCCATTCGTATAACTTAACGGGTTTTTGAGTTGGGTGTATCCTAACTTCTTTATTTTTCATATCGTGTTGCAACATACCATTCCACATTATACTAATACTTTTAATAGAATTTAAAC